ATCAAATGCCAGAGTATATTTATACACCCCTCTTGACATTTGGGTGTTCATCTTGTTTGTAAATTTCAAAGCAGATGTTATCTTTGAAATATTTTATTGACTCCATAAAGCTGACGTGTCTGTGTTAGACTTACATGGAGTTTTAGGCTTAGCAGCTGTTTTATTGCTATTTTTGGCTGCTACCGTTGTACTAGGAGGTTTATCCAAAACCTCAGATGTATTATCCATAATTTTGGTTGCCACTGAATCTCCAGATACTTTATCTGGATTAATGAGTTTAGATGCTCTCGCCCCAGATAAGGCTGCTGCGGTTTCTGCGTTCGGATGGCTTTTATACATAGAAGCAGGTAGATACGCCAAATTATCCTGTAAAGAATTGCCAGTATCCACCATCACATATGTTGAAACTCCTCCTGCGGACGCTGTAAACATAGGAGCCAAAGTATGAAATCCAAATCTGGTCTCATCGGCTAAACCTACAGAAATATCTACATCCATCCTAAGTTGTTGAGCTGGCGTAGTTACATTACGGAAAGGACTTTTAACTCTAAAAACTATAGATCCTAAATTAGAAGCCGCGCTCATTAATCTTCCGTCATCGTATTTGTGAAACTTTGTTGGTGACCCTATAAATTTAAACGAAGATATATCAGGAATAAAAAACTCCGTGTACATCTTCCCTGACTGTTGGGAAATATTCAAAGCCCTAGGCACGGCTGGAATTACATCGGCGTATGCATCAAATCTATCAACATTGGTCTTACTATATGAATATGGTTCTACGTCAGTTAATAAAGGCGGAAGCACAGCAAGAGTTGGTGGCACATAAAAGCACTCAACTTTAGACGCAGAATTAGAAACAAATTCAGTATCAGTCCTAAACAAGAAATCTAATCTCACCTTAAAACCCATACCAGTTTTACCGTAATACATACTTGAGATTAATCCTATATTTTTACTAGGATTTACACTCGCTTTATATATATCTTTTCCCCAGTAAGTCTCTGATATTATATCTGACAATACTATCTCCCTAACAAAAACGGGAGTATTATTCAAATTCACACTTTCTAAACTATAAACATTATACATCCTTCTAATCAAAGGTCTAATATCATAGTTAGGTGTTAGTCTATTAAAGTGATTAGGGTTTTCTGTCACTCCTTGAGGAAAAATATCTACAACTGTTTGTTCGGGATCCTGTGGTTCATTCATTGGTTTTACAGTTGGCATACAACTTTGTGAACTTTGAGCAACCCACATGGATTCAGAAGTTGGTGTTACGCTATCTAAACTGACATTCTTGTTTACATATCCATAAAACTGCAATCCCTGCTCTTCATCGGGAGATCCTGACATATACACATTAAATGACACTTCTGTAGGACTACCATCACCAATTATTAATGGTTGAGCTAAGTATACCAGATAAACGCCATGTAACAGTCCTTCAGAAACGTAATCCTCACAACATGGCATTAACTCGTTTCGATGCAAGTAAGGCAAATCCACACAATATTTTTGGGCTCCCGCTGAAAATTCAATTAATTGAGATGGTGCGTTAGACAATGACTGCATAGTGGGAACACTTTCAGCTATCCTTTGAGAAGGGTTGTAATACTTTATTATTTTAAGTTTACAATGCGACTTGTTATTCATCACGGCTTCAATTTCAACATCCAATCCTCCCCTCCAGTAACGATGTAAAGCGTGCATCAATTCTAGATTGTTAGCATGAATTCTAGTCTGTTTAGTATAATCGCCTGATGCGTAATATGGTTGTGGTCCCAGCCCTCCTCCTTGATTAGGAGAAATTGGTCTGGAAAACAACAACGTTCCGGGCGCAGTCGAGGTTGTTACACTAAAAGTACCTAAATACTGTTTCTTGCTACATATATACTTAATAGACATTTCATCCATCTCACTTCCAAAAGCCGGTTCCTTGTATATTCGGTTAAAGTTATGAATAGGATCTAATCGCTCAAAATACTGGGGTATGTCTACAGCGTTGTTAAAATTAGCTCCTGTGGTTATTACTCTATTAGAAATTACGGGAACATTGGGATTGTGCAATCCTGTAAATCTCTTAATCAATCCACAAGCGGTGTCAATTGCATCCCCGTAATAAGGATAAAACATTTTACCTCCGAATTGAGCTAAATCTAACAATCCTGTTGTAATTTGACTCATAATTCCAGATTGTGGTACCCAATCATTATCATCTAAAAATCGTGGAGTTGGAACAGCTAATTCGAATTCATCAAATATAGCTTCAAGTACTAAAGTCAAGGGAACAGAAGCCGTACCAGGTCTCAACGGATTCAACACTAATGCGGCTATTTTAGCGTAACAACCTAATCCTCTACTTTTCGCTGTAGCATCGTAAGTCAAGGCTATAGGTGTATTGGCCTTATCAACGTTTGATGCTGTATCAAAATTTTCCACATATGACTCGCACATATCGGTATTACAATACCACGGAACATCTAAAATGGCTGACGTCGCTTCATTTGCAAATAATCTTATGTGGGGACCTGATAACATGGTATTAACCAAATTAACAAAATTAGTACCCATATTTAATTTAGCGGGTCTTAAATCCACACCAGGAGGCAAAATAGCTACCAATAAGCACCCTGCATGAGTTAGTGTACCGTTCAACGAGACATGTATCTTCAGCGATGGCTTCATTAACGAACCGACCTTAACCGCTTGTTTTAAAGATTTGTTAGACAATATGACATCAGCCGGCAAATTTTCTACCGGTAAGGTCAATAACGAGTATTGAGCTGCTGTGTCTGACCAATTAGCAGACCCTAACCAAAAGGGTCGCTTAATAAATGGCTTCATATCCAATTTATAATCTGGAGGTATTTCGTCCTTAATTATAAGTTGGTTATTAGGTGAATGGACAATGTGTGTTGTTCGGGTGGAAATAGACGCAATTTTATTTTCAACGTGTGTCGATTCTCCATCTTCAATCATGTCCAAATTAGATTGTACATTATTTATAAATTGTTTATCATTATTCTCAAAATTTTTAGTTGCACAATTCACTTTCAACAAGCTAGTGCAAAAGCTTGTATACCTAATTAAATAAACCGTTTGCAGCATAGCAAAATTTATAGGTGTCAATTTCTTTTGTAACTATATACACGCAAACAGAGTTATGGGTTACCATCCTGCATTATAAGAGTATATTTGCAAAATATACAATCAACAGTTTTAAGTCATATTGAGGACCCAGATATTTAATTGTAAAAATTTTTCTTCAGCATATCCATAACGGATTCGTACCCGTCATCACTATTTAGTATGGATATTACTTTCTCTTCTGTGAATAAACCATTAATACCATTCTTCCGGAAAAATGACACAAACAACTCAAAACAACCAACACTATGTAAATACGCCTCAATTAGCACTGCATTACACTTATCTCTCATTAAATCATCATACGTCAGACTATCTCCCACCTTATCTACGCTATACCATTGTATAGTATTAAACAAGGTGTTAATAGATAAGGCTCCAACGTACCGTTTCAATACTGGATGATACACTATGTTCCGTTTTAAGAAGTTAAGATCCATTAATTTACGAGATGCATTAACTATAGGTGATTTATCACCATTAGTAACGGTCATTCCGAGACTTTCAACTACATTCTTAACTGTTAACAAATTATAATTGGAATTGATCTTACTACCAAATATTTTGTCATCTCCTCCTACATAAGCTTTAACTTTATGCAAAAAATCATCTACAGTAGCGTTGGCATTATTCCTATACAATGTTAATGCAACTAATGCCTTATTTACTAGACAATTCATTAAATAAGTCAACCACGATCCAGAAGGCATGGAATGAGTCGCTGCGTACAATTCATCGGCTATCAATGTCCAGCAGCGCGCCATAGTAACTATAACATAGTTTAAAACTTTGGAATTACTTCCCTGAAATCTTTCCATCAATGCCGTTCTAATTTCTAGCATAATCAACGCTAATAACGATCCATCCCATTCACCATAATCTTCATCACCAAAAATTTCCATATCTCGCAAATTGTTTACCATTTCATCAAAGTCTTTGTACGGATTAAATCCTACGCATACTCCAAACTTGTGTAAATGCTTCTTAAACCAAGGTATTAATTCGCCTAGCAATTTCTTTGACCACCATATATGAGGGAAAGGCATAACTCGAAACAATCGGGGTTTATGAATTTTATGTAATGGACGTAATTCATCTTTAAACGTCTCTCTGCATACAAAATCATCCTCACAAAATATTTCTTGAATGGCATTATCTTTAAACCTGTCAATAACCTTCCTTCCTTCACCAGTTAATCTCTTATTATCAAAATCCAAATACTTATCTTTACCTACTAAACACGCAAATCCATTAGATGTATCTTTTTTAAAACCTTTGACATTAGCACCTCCGAATGAAGTTTCCTCATCACTTAACTCATGAATTTTCGAAGGCAAAATTGCTCCTATACATTCTCGTATAAACCTTAATTCTTCTTCTGTAACGTTTCCTTGATGTTTAAACGACTTCTTTCCTACTCTTAGCATGTTTTCCTTAACTTCTTTAGGGTTATCTCCAAATACAGGAGGTTGTTTAAATTCAACTTC